TGTATTCCGTGATGGAAAACCTGAAGATATGATAACCAAAACTGTAGGCTATGATTACACGCCTAATATCAACAAAAAAATCAGACAAAAAATTATGAAATACTTCTATGATGTATTACCGGAACTTAGTGCTGAATTTTTGTTAAAAATGAGTGCTTATACTATATCTGGAAATCGTTATTTAGAGTGGGTTATATTCCTGATTGGTACCGGAGGAAATGGAAAAGGACTGTATAAAAATCTGATGTCTAAAACAATGGGTGAATATGGTTATGAACCATCTGTAGCAATTTTAACAACAACGATTAAATCTTCGTCTTCTGCTTCTCCTGAGAAGGCCAATCTGAAATCCATGCGTGTTGCTATATGTGAAGAGGCTGAAGATGATAAAGACACCAGTTTAAAAGTCGGATATATTAAAGAATTATCGGGAGGCGGTAAAATCCAAGCAAGACAATTACATAGTAATACTATAGAGTTCCTTCCACAGTTCCAATTATTCCTGCTTATGAATAATCCAGTGAAACTCAATACATATGATGGTGGAATTGAGAGACGATTGAAAAATATTGAGTTCCCATATAAATTCTGTCAAAATCCACAATTAGAACATGAAAAACTGATTGATTTTACTTTAAAAAATGAGTTTGATAATAATACTGAATACCACCAACAATTCATATTAATACTACTTGAATACTATTACAAATTCATACATGGTAATCAACCTGTTGATACACCTGATCTAATTGATAAATTCACTAAAGAATATTTGGGCGAATGTAATATCGTTAAAAATTACCTATATGAAAATTATGACGTAACTAATAAACCATCTGATAAGGTTAAATATAGCGATGTGTTTAATGCATTCAAAATTGATAACAAGGGAATTGATAAAACTAAATTTTCGAATCAACTGAAAATCAATGGATTCAAAATAACTGGAGACACAACATATAAAGGTGAACGCGGTAAATTTATTGAAGGTATCAAATATCAAGAAGCACAAGACGATGATGATGAGAAAGAAGCAATACCAACAACAAAGAAGAAGAATGTTAATGTTCCAACATTCAACGCTATATTTTAAATTTTTAATCTTTATAAAATGTATAGATGAAATATACCTTTTATAAAATTCATTGTAAAGATATCGTTATTAAAGACTGTTACATCTCTGCAACTACTGACATGGATTTAACGGTTAGGAAACACTCTAAACGATTCAGAAAAGGTCATCAATCAAGACTATATAATTTTATACGTGATAATGGTGGACTTGAAAATTGGAAAATCCAACCATTGGCTCATTATGAAACGCTTTATGATGGTGAAAAAATTGATTCAATCATAAAACATTATATTCTCTGTTGTAATGCTACACTCAATTATTAACCTTTATCATTTGAATACCCTTCAAAATATAATCAGATCCTGTAGGGTTTTGAGAATATAGATGACCCAATGCAGTAATAAAATCTTGTTTATTCTTTTTCGTTTTCAATTTATGGTAATCTTGGAATATAGTGTCAGATGATGCTTCATTAGAAGATGATTTAGGTTGCTTATCCCGTTTCTTAGTAAGTTTAGGTGCAATCACGACTCCATGTCTTTCTCTATTTGATTTATCCACTGATTTCTGTAAAATTTCTTTCATAACATTAGATGATGCAACATAATCAGATGGTCGTTGAACAAGATCAATAGATTGAACGGTTGAAGGTTGAGACGCTTCCACCCCTGAAACTGGGGCAATTGATAATAAAGTACCCCCTCTTCCTGCTGGTACTAATTTATTATATCTATCACCACTGCTATAATTTGAAAATAATACTAAAAAACGATCATCAGTCATGTCTAAATTTTTTCGTGGATTAATAGGGATCAACATTTGGTTATATATTATACAATAGATAATTTATAACTTATTATTTAGTTAATCCTAATTGTCTTGCATAAGTGGCCACACTCTGTTGTGTTATATCTGATAATTTATCTTTTTTATCTTTTTTCATAGCAGACCCTATCTTTAACGCTTCAGAAAATTTCAATTTTGGTGCAATCTTTCGTATCTCAGAAATGAAATCAATCCATTTAGGCTTAGACCCTGCACCAATACCTAACTCTTTTTTTAACGATTGTTTCCCCTGTGTTCCATCATCTTGTCGTGCTTCATTATAGTTAGTATTATACCCCAAACCAGTGATTTGTTTTACTGCTTGTCGTAAGGGTTTAGCTTGTGGTACAACCGTTGAACCTATATCCATGACGATTGGTGCTACTGTTTTAATAGTATTTTTAAACCCTTTTTTAAACCCTTCAGAAAATTCTTTAAATCCTGCACCATCCATAACACCATTGATTTTTTGATCTCGTTTTAATAATCGTTGTCTTGGTTTCCTTTTAACTGGATCTCTGTTCTCGTTACTATTTGAAGTTCCAACACCAACCCCAACAGATGGGATCAAATCTTGAGTATTAATATTACCTGCTTTAATTTTATAAGGTCTTTTCAATTTTAATGGAATACCAACGCCTGCACCTTCCATTTCACCAGACACAATTGACGGATTAGAAGACCTATGAAAAAGCATGTCTATTTCTGCATTAGTTAATTTAACCATCTCTATATATTAACTTTCTAAATATTTTTCAGTCATCAAAACAGACAGATCATCTGGCATGACATTCAGTCTTACACATTCACGAACAACCATGTCTTTAAACTTACTTAATGCTAAATCTTTATACATACCTCTTAAACAACACCAACGTCCACATGTCGCTATGTCATTATCACTATAGTCTTGAAATTCATGTTCGTTATAACTAACTTTATATGGGCTATTCAATAACAACCGTGTGATGTGGTTATTTTTGTCTAATAATTGCGGTTTAACAAAGGCTTTCTGATCCTCAATTGGTAATCCATAACTATCAAATTGCTCGATCATCATACCTCTTTTAATTAAACAAAAATAATGTCCGTTGTTCGTTTTATTTGTTTCTATCAAAATATAACACACATCATTATTTATGAATAAATCGTCTATATCATCCACACTTTCAAGATCGTTATAAATATAGAATGAAGCTGGATAAATTTTCTGAAGGTCTTGATCTGATAATGCATAATATAATTCATTTATAAGTAATGGGTTATGTTCCATGTCTATATATTAAGGCTTGATAAAATTTAACTCTTCACCTAAACTTGCAAGGGTGTCAATCAGATCAGCAATTTCTTCCACATTTTCTTCTATATCTCCTTTTATACTTGATCTAACTGATTCAAGTCTATATCGTGATCTTGTTATTCTGTCAATGTATAAGCCTAATTTAGGTACATACCTAATTAATCTCTCCAATAAGGTTAATATAGATATTATCGCACCTAATATAATAATTTCTATTGGTAGCATTATATTATTACAAAGTTATTTATTTTTTGAATAACTTAAAACTTTTCTTTTTTTCTGATAATTCTTCATGTATTATCTCTTTTTCTGCATTGGTTGGATATAATAACTTTTCAAGGCAGATACTGGAACTCCGTATAAATTCTTCATCAAACATGTCCACATAGATTGATGATATAAAATGTACGATGCATTCATTTTCTAATTCACATGACGGTTTAACACCTAACGTCCTACTTATATTATGGTTATTTATCCGGACATACTTTATAGTACATATTAAAATAGAAATAAAATCTTTTTTGTTATACTCTAATGTCCCTATAGTGTCGTTTAAATATTGAATATACGTTAGGTTCATACGTTCAACATTATCACGTTTTGTTCTCTCCTCTATTCGTTTAAGTTTGGATACTATATCATTGTTAGTTGGAGTATTTATAATCTCCTCTATAACGTCTAAGCGTTTATTAAGAGAATTCATTATATAACTATATAAAGAAGATTTTAATTATCAATTAAGTCTCTTAATTCATGTTCCAATACATCAAGTTTACGAGAAATGATAGTCATAGTATCAACTAATTTATCAATGTCTTGTTTAAATTTAACTTCAATATCATTACATTGACATGACTTGATTTCATCTAACCTTTTTTCTACTTTATGGACGCTTTCACATATACCCTTAATACCTAATTTATGAACTACTACTGGTTCTGGGACTGGGTCTGTTTCTGGCTCCTTAACTGATGTATTATGTGGTTGTGAAAAAAAAGAGACTGATTTACGTCTCTGAGAAACTACGGGTACTGATAACACATCCTCAATATCGTGTGTGATGCTATTTCTACGAAGTGACATTATATAATACAAAAGATTTTATATTATCTATTGTATTATATAAGATGAGTATCTCTCAATTACTACAACCAAATTCTTATGACTTATATGGAAATTTCAAATCATCTAAATCTGGAACATTAGATGATGAATTAACGGTAGTATATGCTACAACAACAGTACCACCAACATACACGATTAATAAGATCTCTTATTCAGTTTTTGATAATATTGTGATGTTCCAAGCCTCTATAATCTTATTATCTCGTGGGGCTGGATCTGGTGAAGTTGCTGTTGTCTTACCTGATAGCATACCTCAAGCTATTGTGGATGGTTCTCTTCAGATTTGTCAATTGATTGTAGAAGTTGAATCACCTGAAGATTATTCATCATTTTGGGCTGAATTAAATGCAGACAGAACCATAAATTTATGGAAATTCCAACAAGGTTTTAATCCTGATATATTAGATTTTACAGAAATTAAAGATGATACAAAAATTAGATTAACCGGTTTATATTTCACTTGAAATATTTTAATAATTATAATGTAAGTATTAAAATAATTATATTCTTTTTACTGGAGTTATAACCACATGCACTTGACTAATTTCTAATATACCACCTGCTGTAATATCGCTTAATAATTGTAATGATATAGATGGTGTTCCTGTTATAGATGCTGGAGTTTTAAATATAAATTCCAAATTTAAAGTGTAAAATTCATTTGGTCTGATATCTGTTTCTATAGCAGATCCATAACGCAATTTATTATCCAATCTATTTGGATGAATTCCTGTATTCATTAAACCATAAACGATGAACGAATTTCCTGATATAGAAGGTAATACAACTAACTCAAAATCTCCAGTAGGGTTAGTCTTAACGCTTGTAAATGAAAAAAAAGCCTTATAATAGGTATTGGCAATAAACGTTGTTATATTTTGTGATATAATATAATCGGGTGATCCTGAATTTAATTGAGCGTTTGAAAATGAAAAGAAAAACGTGTCTGATGGTAAAATATTATTGGTCGTTATTTGATTAACCCATGACATTGTTCCATTACTTAAAGAAGATAAGATCTGATTATTTGTTGGTGCTGTTATAGGTAATTTATATGTTATATCATTATTACCATCATATGAAATTGTAGTACTACCACCGCTTATATTATCTATTGTCAAAGATTTTGATATGACTTCAACATTAGCTTGAAGCGTATTACATTCTATAAAATTAAATGGAGATTGGGGTGGATTGATTGGTAAAGACCATTTAAGAAATACTTTATTATCTACTATACTGTCAACGATTAGGACACTTAATGCACCTAAATTATCGTCATTAGGTAATATTAATTCATAGTTAGTTGCCTGACTATTTAATATCGTTCCGTTTATATTAATACCTTTATCTGAAGTATTGAGAAATAATTTATATGGATTATCCTGAACTAATTGTGAGATACTCATTCTATTATATAATAAGTGAATAATTATTTAATAGAATTTATACTGCCCGCAATGACATAGCACTCTTAGATTGCAATTGACCTCCGGAAACACCGGCTGCCGTCATTCCTGCACCCATACTCTTCAATCCCAATCCATGAACCTGTTTAACGGTGTCTCGGAGTTGGGGTGCACTTGAAAGATAAGGGGTGGCTGCTTGAGAACCTACATCCAACGCGGTAGATACAAACGGTTTCAAATAAGGCATTGCCTTCTTCAATCCTGATTTAGCCTTAGATAAAAGACCTTTAAAATCAACTGCACCACCGCTGATTTCGTCGCCTTCATCAACTTCAAGGCTCAAAGTTTGGTCTCTCGTGAGCAGAGATAAATATTTAAAAGCTTGTCCGCTCGATACGGACAATATCCCCTCATAGATGTATAGAACCGTCAGATCATAATAAATATCAATACCTGAATTATTGGGATTTTTAACAGTAGCTCTGACTTGAAAATTAGAATTGATAGACGTACCTGGAATGGCAGTGGGATCATTAGCACTAATATCTTTACCAAACGATAAACAAATAAGAGATCCACACAAAGGAATATTAGTCGGTGCAGAATTAACAGTTCCGCTCAACTCCTTCGTGGTCCCTTGAAATTCTTGCCATGAGAGATCAACACCATTTCGTGCACTCATTTGAAATAATTGCACTTGACTTGCTGACGATAGGATTGCAGATTGGTTGTTATATTGAATTTCCAATTGAGTGATAACACCATAAGCATCGGTCTTATTAGTCTTGGACGATGCAGTTGCGTAAATATCGCTGTCTCTTTCTTTAGCGTATACTATAATACTATGCGGAACCGTATTCAATTGATAACTATTAGAAGACAACACGGCAGAAGCACCTGCGGCAATCAATTGATTACGACTTGATGTCTGGCGTTGAATGTCAGTGTAGGAAGTGGTCACAACTGGAGGAACATTCAAATATACTGGAAAGGATAATTCCTGAAAGTGACAGTTAGATTCTAAAATTGTAACCTGTAAGGTGGTGATATTATCATTCGCTTGTGCCCACATTCTTTCAAGGTTAGCAAGAACGAAGTTTAATTGAAGAGACGTGACATTTGTGAGGCCGGGCATCTCGTCGCCATTATAATTCATTGGACTGAGTGTCATGTATTCGTAAAATGTGACATCAACATTAGCGGCAGTAGCACTAATGCTATTGACTGTATAATCATAAGTACCCTTACCAAATCGTGCACGTGTAGAATTCTTATAATTAGAGAGTGTATTCATGTTGGTACCTTGACTTACATCCAAATACCGCTGGACATAATCGGCTGCCATCCATGATGGAGAAATAGTTTGTTTATGAATCATATGGTCGGCTTCAGAAAAATGACTTAAAACATGCATGATTGCTTGAGTCTCTTGGGAGATAGACAACCCGTTTATAGTTACTGTAGATGACTGGACGCCATAATTGAAACCACGTGGTGCTGATTGTTCTGGTTGAATCACATTACCAGTTCCACCCACTTGAGAACCTGTAAAAACAAATTTTACCTTAGTAGCGACGATAACGGAACGATCAAGAACAGATGTTGGAGAATTAGGAGTGATGTTAAAATTGATAGTACTATTACTAAGGGAAGTTGCTGGTTCAACACGCGGAGTCACTTGTGCTCCGGCTACATCAATAATGAACTCCTTCCCTTCTGGAGATACTGCAAGACGCTTGTCAAGACGCTTTTTAGTTTGGACGTCGAAATTTGCCATATGGTATATATTAACTGTATATATTATTTTTTTGTTATAGTTATTTAATAAAATTGGTCTTTATTCTTAAACAATAACTTGATAAGACATGTTTCATTATTCGTCAAGTATAATGGATATTGTTTACCATTCTGATCTACCCAATAGATGTTAATTTCTATGTTTCTCAATGCATCAACGCCTTTCATGTCTATATACTCTAACTCTTTCGTTGTATAGTCAACCGTTGTCCTTGCTACTGATGAACCTTCTTGATAAAGAATGATATAATCTTTCAATATGTTCTGAGATGTTGTTTTAGTGCTATCAGTATTATTATAGTCATTCTGGATAAATTCGTTTTGTATCGGTAGATTGGATGTAATTTGAATAGACTTGAACGAATTCCAACGAGTAAGCATTTCGTAATCCTGAACGATGGTATAATCACTACCTGATATATTATTCCCCTTATCATAAAATCTTATTCTATATGCTAAATCTTGATTTTGATTAAACCCGTTAGTACATAAGAAATTTTCACAATCCCAAGACGGGAAGAGACTTTCAGATTTTGTATTCATATAGATTTTAATAGGGGTTGTTAATGTGTCATCATAATAAGCGGTAGGGGCTATTATAGTAAACAATTTAGTGATCGGATCAAATGTAATGAATGGTGCTGACGACCCAATAGGTACTATCGGTAAATTAGTAAATGCAGTATTAAGACATTCATTCACTGCCTTTAAAAAACGACTGTATGTATATATGAAATATTTGAATGGGTTGAACCCTACAGCGGGTATATCTTCATAAATAACATTCTGTGTTGATACATTGCCACCATATTCTAATGAAAAAGTATATACTAAATCATTACTTCCGATTGATACTGGTTCTGCAATCAATATAGGGATATTACCCGTACCAATTGAAAACCGTGTAATTGCTAATTGATAATGGTGTGGGACTTGTAAAATCGGTTCTGTGTTGTTCTTCTTATATATCGCTTGTGTGTATAATTCAGATGGCCGATGGGGGATAACTATATTATAATAAAGATGATTTAAAGCAGAATTATACTTAGTACCTTTTGGATGTACGTCATTTTGACTATCTTCATTAGGTTCTGATTTTCTAATTCTAATTGACATATTTATATTATACCTTATATTAAATTATTAAATCTTATAATTGTGATAAATCATTTATAAACCACATTAACCCCGTCAAGATCACGTCACCCCATCAAGGTTTGCCATAATTTTTAGTAAAAAAAAAATATTATTAAATTTTTTTATAAATATTCTATGAAAGATGGCA